ATAGTGCGAAGCTGTTCGGAGTCCTGAAGATTCATAAGCACGATATCTCTACAGGATCAGAGTACGAGTTGGCTGTCGGGATCCGTAACGCTCACGATAAGAGTATGAGCGCGGGTATGGTGGCCGGGTTGGTTGTCATGGTCTGCAGCAACTTGGATTTCATGGGAGATTTTCAGACGGGACACAAGCACTCGACCAACGTGAGGGAGTTTCTACCGGGTCGTCTGGAAAAACTGGCAGGACAGATTGAGGCCGGGCACCAAGATCACGCTCAACTGATCGAGTCCTACAAGCAAACGAAGCTGTCAGATACCACGGTCCACGATCTACTTGTCAGGTTGTGTGATGCGCGAGCATTCCCATGGGCTTACGCACCGAAGGTGCTGCAGGAGTACAGGACTCCAAGGCACGAAGCCTTTGAGGAGCGCACGTTATGGGGGCTCAACAACGCAACGACTGAGATCCTCAAGGCTCGCAACGTTCGCGAGCTTCCGACATCCATGCAGAGATTCCACGGCCTAGGCAAAGAACTAGTAACGCAACGTGGCACATGGGTGGACAGAAATCAGGAAGCTCTGTCACTCAACTAGAGGCGGAGAGAGAGGGACGGCCCTACGGGGTCGTCCCTTTTTTTTGTCCACGTCCCACGTCTGTACCCGCTCGCAAACAACTAACAGTTGCCGAAGGCATCCACACGTCCGTACCAGTCTTAACTGCACGTCCGTACCTGTCTTCACTACACGTCCGTACCTGGCATTACTCTGTGTGTGGGTCCACGGTCACGCACATTGATGCATGTTGATGTCTGCAGCAGATGAGCGAGATTCCTTGTGTGGGGAATGACCCCCACTACCTGACCGGAGTAACAACATGGACAACAGCAACGAGGCCCTCAGGGGTAAGCCTGTCATCTGGATCGATCCGTCACGTGCGGATTGGGGTCGAGAGGTGGTCTGGATCGGCCTGACAAAGGATGACGTGCGTGGGGTACTGGAAGAGGGTGGCGACCTGTACACGCAGGACGCTTTGGACATTGTACGTGAGCGCCTGACAGAGATGGTCGAGGACGGGACACTGGAGATCGACCGCGACTACACTGTCACGGGGACAGCGATCATGGACGTGACCATGACCCACACGGTCCAAGCCAGATCGGTTGAGACCGCACGACAGGCTTTCTATGAAGCGGTGCAGGACATCGGCCCAGAGAACATGGACGACTATGAGGTCACCGAAGTCAGAGACGAAGACATCCTAGATGTCTCGCTAGACTAGCCCCGGTCAGGGGCTCCCCCGGTGCTTGGACAGGCCGGGGGACAGGCCCTCACCCTCACGCGCCCCCACGAACAGCTAAAGAGCCCTAGCGGGGTTCGCCCGTAGCGTGGGCCACCAACCACCGGCCCGCCCGCTCCCCGCCCGTACCCGTTTTCCAACAAACCAATAGTGCCGAAGGCATCCTTAAGCTGTTCTTTGCACGTCCGTACCAAACTTAACTACACGTCAGTACCAAACTTAACCCGCTTTATAGGTGCACATCCGTACCTGGAGCAGAGCGATACTCTCAATTCCCTCAATACAAAGTGGGGTGTTGATCAGGACCATGGGGATAGCACTAGAGGCTCTGGGTCGAGCGTCAACACGGCACCTACCCCATGCTACCATCACGGTACTGCAGAGCCCTTAGCGGGCACTACAGGCGGGGATATGGTAGTGACACAAAAAAGGGGGGAGCCTTTCGGCCCCCCCCATGTTCCTCACTCTGCTCTGCAAGCAGCGTGGAAACGATCCGCATCGAAGCGTGGGTTCGATGCCGCACAAACATCCTTGATGTTCTGAACTGTGCTGGACCAGATGTAGTGCTCCGCGTCTGGCTCAGGCGGTCTAGTGCGGTTGAGTGCTGATGCGAGTGCTGCAAAGTCTTTGCGTGTCATCATGTTGTTTCCCCTTCCAAGTGGAGGGGCTAGGCAGGATTGCCTAGCCCCTAGTGCTTACTGCTACTTCCAGATATCCCCATCCCAGACATAGCCCCATTCCGCCATCTCTGTATGATCCGGATCGTTACAACGGCAACTCTCATCCGCCCTGTAGTGCTCAGGACCAAAGATGAAATGGGGGCAGTTTCCGATACTGGACTGCTTGATGGTCTTAACATGCTTGACAGTAAAAGTTCTACCGTCATCCCCTAGCTTACCTTCACTAAACTCCACCATAGTGTTAATCCCCTTTTGTCCTACATGGCAAGGGACAGGGCCGAAGTGCCCTGCCCCCTGTGCTACTGCTACTTCACTCCTACCATCCCGGCCCATCCGGGTAGACCCCATTGTTACTCTCGATCACGGTGCGTTCGCGCTCATCCTGCTCCGCAATGATCTCGGCAGACACAGCCTCGCCTGCGTGAGCCCTGCCGTAGCAGTTGCAGCCTTGGAAGGGCTCGCCTGGCGCAGGGCTACCGGCACCCATCACCGTGCCCGCTGCCGGATGCCCACAGTCCACATAGGCCCCGTCCTGGGTCCAGGCTTGATTCGTGTAGTCGAACCGCATGTTGCTCCCCTTTGTTCTGAATGGTAGGGGACAGGGCCGAAGTGCCCTGCCCCCTGTGCTACTGCTACTTCTTTATGTGCGCTTTGCTATGCCCCTTGCGAGAGCGTAGGACCACGATGCTCTCTGCTACTCCCCACACGGCAAGGAATACGATCCCTGCCAAGTAGAAGTAGGCTACGATGTGTACCGTGTTTGTAGGTGTCATGTTGGTTCCCCTTCAAGTGAAGGGGCTAGGCGGGATTGCCTAGCCCCTATCCTATCTACTTATTCGTGACCGTAGCCATCCCACCAACTCTCATGAATGTCCCTGATGGGCTCATCCAACAGGCGACTGCATTCAGCAGCTAGATCCATGATGTCGTCGGCGGGCACGATCCCCTTCCTGTGATCCGTCCACCTTGCCTCCGCGATCAGCTTAGTCACGTTCGTCAGCGCGGCCATCAAGGCCACGTACTGGTCTGCGTGTAGCATAGCGATGTTCCTACGTTGAACAGGGTCTGAATTGCCCTGACACCGAATGATAATGGGATGGCAACAGACATCAACCCGCATCAACCACCAATATCGATCAAAACGTGCGAGCGCGGACCCCTAGTCCCCCCCACCCCCCCCTATGGGGGCCGAGCTACGCCCCCCCAACAAACAGTGTTTTGCTCTGTCGATCACGTTTTTTCAAAAAAAAATCCCCTCACCTGATATTTTTCCAGGGAGGGGGCTTATTAGCTAGTAACTACTTTTAGGTATTATCTATTTTTTAATAGTATTTACTTTATTACTATAGACTATCTAACTAGTATAGATTATATGTTTTTGTCAAGGGATGCCCATTTACATATTCGGGGGTATACTTCGTGATGGACATATCGAAAATCTTAGGTATAGCCGAAGATGCTTTGGGGTTGTCTGTTTCTCAGCAGGAGGAGATTCGTTCTGACCTCAATGCGATTGAGGCTATGGAGAACAGGGAAACNGCACATGAGGATTTCCTNGAATTTGTGAAACAGGTTTGGCCTGCGTTCATTGAGGGGGAGCATCATCGTGTGATGGCAGATGCCTTTAATAGGATTGCCACTGGTGAGTTGAAGAGATTGATCATCAACATGCCCCCCCGTCATACAAAGTCAGAATTTGCATCTTATCTGTTTCCTGCTTGGTATCTTGGCAAGTATCCAGACAAGAAGGTTATTCAGACTGCACATACGGCTGAGTTGGCTGTTGGGTTTGGCCGTAAGGTTCGTAACTTGGTAAGCACTAATGACTATCAGAATTTATTTCCAGCTGTTGCTTTAAGCTCTGACTCTAAGGCTGCTGGTCGTTGGAATACGAACCAAGGTGGAGACTACTTTGCTATTGGTGTAGGTGGTGCTGTTACAGGTAAGGGTGCGGATATTCTCATAGTGGATGATCCACATTCTGAGCAGGAGGCGGCTACTAACGATCCGGCTGTTTACAATAAGACCTACGAATGGTACACATCTGGTCCAAGGCAGCGACTACAGCCTGGTGGTGCGATTTGTTTGGTTATGACACGCTGGGCCAAGAAGGATCTGACGGGCAGGATTGTGCGGGCGGCAATGGAGAGGGGTGGTTCAGACGAGTGGGAAGTCATTGAGCTTCCTGCGATCCTGCCTAGCGGTAATTCGCTTTGGCCTGGGTTCTGGCCCATTGACCAGCTTGAATCGCTCAAGGCTGAACTACCTCTTGGTAAGTGGAGTGCCCAGTACCAGCAGGATCCCACCTCCGAAGAGAGTGCAATCATCAAACGGGAATGGTGGAAGGAATGGGAAAAGAAAAGTCCGCCTGACTGTGAATTTGTTATCCAGTCATGGGACACCGCATTTCTAGCCAAAGAAACTGCTGACTACAGTGCTTGTACAACGTGGGGCGTCTTCTACGATGAAGACAAAAAGGCTAATATTATTTTGTTGGATGCCCTGCAGGAGCGGCTGGAGTTTCCTGAGCTAAAGACTCGGGCTTATGAGATGCACAAAGAATACCAGCCCGATGCCTGTATCATTGAGGCCAAGGCAGCAGGCAGCCCTTTGATTTTTGAAATGCGTAGAATGGGCATCCCAGTATCAGAATATAGTCCTGGCAGAGGGAAGGATAAGATTGCCAGAGTTAATGCCGTATCCGATCTCTTCCACAGTGGTCATGTGTGGGCACCCAAAAAGAGATGGGCAGAAGAAGTTATAGAGCAATTTGCCGCGTTTCCTACAGGCGACCATGATGATCTAGTTGACTCATCGACCCAAGCACTGATAAGGTTCAGGCAGGGTGGCTTCATTAATCTTGAGAGCGATGAAGCGTGGGACGATGACTTACCTAACCGCAGGGCAGATTACTATTAGCAATCTACGACGTAATTAGGGGGCGGTTAATGGCTATAGATAAACCTCTGGATAGTTTATTCAGTCAAGATAGTTTGGGCATGGAACCTGAAAGTCTCATGGTCATCGAAGAAGGGGATGAGTTTCCTGAAGATTCTATAGTCACAGAACTTGAGGACGGTGGCGTAGAGATTGATTTCGATCCGATGGCAGATATGGGCGAGATCGAAGTAGAGTTCGACAGCAACCTTGCCGAAGTAATCGATGACAGTGATCTGAGTAGAATTGCTTCTGACCTCATCGGTAAGTTCGATGGAGATAAGAGCAGCAGGTCCGACTGGGAACAGGTATACAAGCAGGGTCTCGACCAGCTAGGTCTTGAGATTGAGGATCGCACTACTCCCTGGGCTGGGGCGTGTGGCGTATTCCACCCGATGCTTTCTGAAGCTGTCGTGAGATTCCAGAGTCAAACGATTCAGGAAATCATGCCAGCAAAGGGTCCAGTTAAAACCCAGATATGGGGCCTAGCCAGCAAAGAACGTGAGAAGCAGGCCAAGCGTGTTCAGGACTACATGAACTTCCAGTTGTGTGAAGTCATGACAGAATACAGGTCTGAAACGGAAAAGCTATTGTTTAGCTTGCCGCTTGCTGGATCAGCGTTCCGCAAGATCTACTTCGATCCTTCGCTGGGTAGGCCGACTTCTATGTTCGTGCCTGCGGAGGATTTCGTTGTTGCTTTCAACGAGGCAGGACTAGAACAAGCAGAACGATATACCCATATCATGAATAGAAGCACAAACCAGATAAAAAAGCTTCAGGTTAGTGGTTTCTATAGAGATGTGGAACTTTCTTCTTCATATATCGAAGAAAGTCCCATCACTGATAAGTACCGGGAAATTGGCGGGGTAAAGCCGTCATATGAAAAAGAAGACAGGCATCAGCTTCTTGAAATGCATGTCGATGTTGATTTGCCAGGGTTTGAGGACGATGACGGTATCGCACTGCCTTATGTCATTACTATTGAAAAGGGTAGCTCTACGGTCCTGTCGATCTACCGCAATTGGGATGAAGAGGACGAGTTTAGGACTAAAAAGCAGCACTTCGTTCACTATGGGTACGTTCCGGGCATCGGATTTTACAATCTTGGCCTGATACACATGGTCGGAGGACTCGCAAAGTCAGCTACCAGCCTACTCCGTCAACTGGTCGATGCAGGAACTCTTTCTAACCTGCCAGGAGGTCTTAAGACTCGTGGGCTTCGGATTAAGGGTGACGACACCCCGATCATGCCCGGAGAGTTTAGAGACGTTGATGTCCCAGGGGGTGTTATCAGGGACAACATTACGTTCCTTCCGTACAAGGAACCTTCTTCGGTTCTCTATCAGTTGTTGGGTAATATCGTAGAAGAGGGCAGGCGGTTCGCTTCAATGGCAGACCTTAAGGTCGCAGACATGAACCAAGAGGCTCCCGTAGGGACCACTCTTGCGATTATGGAGCGGGCGATGAAGGTCCAGTCTGCTATCCAAGCCAGAATACATGCGAGCTTGAAACAAGAATATAAAATCCTATCGAAAATTATTTTTGATTATACAGAGCCAGATTACCCATATGAGACCGATGAGGGAGAGGGCATCAAGCTAGAGGACTTTGATGACCGTGTTGATATCGTTCCGGTCTCAGATCCTAACGCCTCCTCAATGGCACAGCGGATCATGCAGTACCAGGCTGCACTTCAATTGGCGGCACAGGCACCAAATCTGTACGACTTACCGTTACTCCATCGACAGATGATGGAACTGATCGGCATACCAAATGCTGATCAGGTCGTACCTTCCAGCGATGAGGTTCCTCCGAAGGATCCAGTTAGCGAAAATCAGGACATGCTGACACAATCGCCCGTCAAGGTGTATGAATACCAAGATCACGAAGCCCATATGCGTGTGCATATGGTCCTAAAGAATGACCCTCAGATGGCGCAAGAAGTGCAGAACAGCCCAGCCGGAGGGGCCGTCATGGGTTCGCTGGACGCACATATCCGTGAACACCTAGCGTTTGTCTTCCGCAAGCAGGTAGAAGATGAGCTTGGTGTCCCGATGCCGCCGATGGGTCAGGCTTTGCCGCAGGATATGGAGAAGAGACTAAGCGTTCTTGTTGCGGATGCAGCCGATCAAATGATGGGCAAGAAACAACAGCAGCAGCAAGCCCAGGCGGCGGCAGCACAACAGGAAGATCCGATTATGCAAATGAGGCAACAAGAGCTTGCCATGAAACAGTCAGATCTGGATAGAAAGCAGCAGTCTGAGACGGCGAAACAGCAGCTTGCAGCGCAGAAATTGCAAGCTGACACACAAGATGACAGCATGACTCAACAGATGGACGCTGCCAAGTTGCACCTTGAAGTACAGAAGCTCGCAAGTAAGGAGCGTATGGAGACTGAACGCCTCAAGCTTGAAGAGCAGAAGTTGGCGCTAGAAGCAGATATAGAAGAAGCAAAGTTCAAGGCTGGTCACGAACTAGAGGGCATTAAACTCGGCAGAGAGATGGGGGTGGAAGATACGGATGAGTGAGGACGTATTTTCAGTGCTTAAGAAAAAAATACGAGTTCAAATGAACGAAATCGCTGACCATATCTCCCTTGGTTCAGCTAAGGACATGGAAGATTATCGTAAAATGTGTGGCATCATAGAGGGTCTTGCGTGGTCAGAGCGTGAGATCATAGATTTGGAATCTAAGATGCGTGACAATGGTTTTTGATCACACGTTGATGAAATAAAAATTAAATTTTGTACAAGTAGAAGAAGTAACCTTCGCTCCCTAGGAGCGCATATTCAACGAGAGGCTGAAATGGCTACACTCGCAAGTGATGTTGATGTATTGGATGAGATTATTACGATCACTGACAAGGGCCGTGAGTCCTTGGAAGACAAGGGTTCGGCACGCAACTACGCATCGCAGCTGCCTGTACCCAAGGGCTATAAGCTTTTAATCGCCCTGCCTGAAGTCGAGGAAGCGACTGAAGGTGGTATCATCAAGTCCTCTGAGTCCCAGCGAGAGGAGTCCATTGCAACTGTTGTGGGCTGGGTGATGTCGATGGGTCCTGATGCCTATGTCAATTACGGCAGATTTCCTAGCGGGCCGTACTGTGAAGTAGGAGATTGGGTAGTATTCCGGGCCTTCAGTGGCACAAGAATTAAGATTCATGGTAAAGAGTTTCGATTGATTAATGATGATACCGTTGAAGCAATTGTTGATGACCCTAGAGGCTTAGAGAGGGCTTGATATGAGCTTTGAAACGGGGCGAACCAGTGAAGAGGACAAGTTCTTGGGCGTGAAGACTACAATCGCTTCGCCCGAAGACACCTCGACAGAAAATGATTTAGACATTTCAGTTGTCGATGATCGTCCACAGGATGATCGGAGGGTTGATAACTCAAACTCTAGTTCTGGCGAAACGGGTTCGGGTTCTTCTGACGAAGACATGGCAACCGACTCAGAGATTGAGAGTTACGGGAATCGCGCATTTAAGCGCATGAAAAAGCTTAAATGGCAGTACCATGAAGAGCGCAGGGCGAAGGAGGCTTCCGAAAGACTCTCAAAGGAAGCGGTCAACTACACGGGCACTCTTCAGACTGAGAACCAGCGGCTATTGAGACTTGTCCAGGACTCTCAAAAGGCGCTTAATGAGCACAGTAAGTATGGTGCACAGATGGCCGTCGAGGCTGCTCAGAAAAGATTGAAAGAGGCCCATGAGTCTGGGGACTCAGAAGAGATTGCAAAGTCACAGCAGGCTATGACTGAAATGCAACTCGTACAGGCATCGGCTCCAGCCGTGTCACAAAGAGTTATAGAGAACTGGAAGCAGGGTGTGGCTGCTGAACAACGAGAAGCTGCACAACAGCAGACTTTTCAAGAACCACAGCAAAATAGTGTCGATCCAGCGGCTGCAGAGTGGCAGGAAAGCAACCCATGGTTCGGCAATGATAAGGAGATGACTAGTTTCGCTTACGGGGTCCATGAAAGACTTGTCACTGATGAGGGCATTGACCCAAGTTCAAGCGCGTATTATACATCGATTGATAATCGCATGAGAGAAGTTTTCCCATCGTACTTCGGTGACAATAGCCAAAGTTCTTCTGAACCAGTCGTTATTGAAACCGCAACTCGTCGCAAGACGAATTCCGTGGTGGCCCCTGCCGTAAGAAACACAGGTGCCGCTCCACGCAAAGTAACATTGACTTCGACTCAGGTTTCACTCGCGAAACGCCTGGGGTTAACGCCACATCAGTATGCCACACAGCTTATGAAGGAGATGGTCTGATGGCTGACACACGCGCTCCAAGGGAAACCCACGCGCTAGAGAGTCGTGAAAACGACACTCGTGAGAAATCGTGGGAACCCGCATCTATACTCCCCGATCCAGAGCCACAGGATGGCTGGGTTTTTCGGTGGGTAAGAACATCCATGGTCGGCAGTCCAGATAACATGAATGTGTCTAAACGCTTTCGTGAAGGATGGGAACCAGTTCGTGCCGAAGACCACCCAGAGCTTCAGATTATGAGCGATCATAAGTCGGAGTGGGCACAGAAGGGTGGTATAGAGGTTGGCGGGCTATTGCTCTGCAAGTCATCTGAAGAGATGGTCGCGAAAAGGCGGGAGTATTATAAGAATCACGCCGAATCGCAGATGCAGGCTGTTGACAACAACTATATGCGCGAGAACGATCCTCGGATGCCAGTTTTAGCGCCCAATCGTAAGACTAGTGTGGCGTTCGGTGGCGGTAGCCGCTGATGCTACTAAATGACCAAAAGAGGTAATTATGGCTACTACAGCAGCCCCATACGGGGCGAGGCCCATCGGAACACTGAGTTCTTCTGGGTCCTTTACCGGATTGACGAGACATCTGCCGATTATTACGACATATGATACTCTGATTTCCAACGGCGATTTCGTGTCCGTCCATACGGATGGCACGATTATCAAGAATACGGGGACCACTGCGCTTGGCGCGGTAGGGATCTTTATGGGTTGCTCGTACACGGACCCAACAAGCAAGCAGAAGACGTTTTCAAATTTTTGGCCTGCAGACAACGCAGCCACTGACGCGATGGCGTATGTGCTAGACGATCCGTTTGTTCTTATGCAGATGCAGGCGGATGAAGCGCTGAACACCACAGATCGTGGATTGAATGCGGCTGTGGTCGTTACAGCAGGAAGTGCGACCTTTGGTAAGTCCAAGAACGCACTTGATGGTAGCACGCCAGCAACAACGGCTACGCTGCCTCTTCGTATCGTTGATTTTGTTGAGGGTCCGAAGAGCTTGCCCCCGAAAGGGACCACGGCGAGTGATGCGTTCCCAGATGTCATTGTGAAGTTTAATGCTGCATCTAGCTTCACAGTTTCTCCCCACATGTACTTAAACTGCTTAGGCGTGTAAGGAGACTGACAAATGGCTATTTCAAGAGCACAACTTCTAAAAGAACTGCTTCCAGGGCTCAACGCTCTCTTTGGTATGGAGTACGCTCGCTACGATGATGAGCATGCTGAGATCTATGATACGGAAAGCTCAAGCAGGTCTTTTGAGGAAGAAGTGAAGCTTTCGGGCTTCGATGCTGCCCCTGTTAAGGATGAGGGATCGGCAATTTCCTATGACGCTGCCCAGGAATCGTTCACGGCTAGGTATAACCATGAAACGATTGCAATGGGTTTCGCCATCACGGAAGAGGCGATGGAGGATAATCTTTATGATTCTCTGTCGGCTCGTTACACCAAGGCCTTGGCTCGCGCCATGGCTCACACCAAGCAGGTCAAGGCTGTTGTTCCTATGAACAATGGGTTTGATGCTACTTATCAGAGTGGAGACGGTGTAAACCTCTTCACGGCTGTTGGTGATGGAGTTACCGGCGGAGGGGGTCACCCTCTCGTCGGAGGTGGTTACAACTCTAATCGTCCAGCCACCGCAGTTGACCTCAATGAGACTTCTCTTGAGGCTGCTGTTATTCAGATTGGTAAGTGGACGGATGAGCGTGGTCTGATGATCGCTGCTCGTGCACAGACACTTGTCATCCCGCCCGATTTGCAGTTTGTGGCGACACGGGTGATGCAGTCTGAGCTTCGCCCCGGAACTGCGGACAACGACATCAACGCTGTGCGTTCGATGGGTGTTGTGCCGGGTGGTACAGTTGTGAATCACTTCCTGACAGACACGGATGCGTGGTTCCTGCTTACCGACATTCCGAATGGGCTTAAGCACTTCAATCGCGTTGCTCTTGAGACAAGCATGGACGGTGATTTCGATACCGGAAATGTTCGTTACAAGGCTCGTGAGCGTTACAGCTTTGGCGTCTCTGATCCGCTTGGGATCTGGGGTTCGCCTGGAGCGTAGTAAGTGGGGGGTGGGGACGGTCCCGTATTGGGGCCGTTCCTGCCTCTTCTTTTCCCTGACTATCAATTACTTGATAGACACTAGCCACGACAGGAGAAACTAATGGCTAACACGACTTTTTCAGGACCGATTCGCTCAGAAGGTGGATTTGAGCAAGTCACCAAGAGTTCTACAACTGGTGCATTCACTACCAACTTTGATGTTGATTCAAGTGGTAATATCACTGATGTAGGCTCAATTACTGCTGATGGTGCTATTGCTACTACCAGCACGCTGAAAGCAAGACGCCCGATCATTACGACTTGGGAAGCTTCTGGGGCAGTTACCTCTGCTTTGACCATCGCGCAGTCAGGTTCCATTGTTTTGATTCATGGAACGCTAGACAATGTGATTAACCTCCCAGCGTCTTCAGGCGCTAACACGGGTGCGTATTTTGATTTCCTGGTCACTACTGCTGTAGGCGGAAGCAAGACAACGACGATTGCGATCCCAGCAGCTACGGGTAGTGCGTTTAGTGCCCAGCTAAGTCTGACGGGTGGAACAGCAGCTAATGCTGTAATTGATGTAGCTGGCGACACCTTCACCTTTGTCGCGTCAACCGTAGTCGGCTCCACTGCTCGCATTGTTTGCGTATCCGACAATGGCACTGGGCAGGTTTGGATGGCCGTTGGCTCTGGATCACCTATTTCAACTGTTGCATAGTGATTCAAGTGGTATATTAGAATGAGATAGGCTGCCCATCTAAATGGGTGGGTAGCCGTATCTCCTATTGCAAGCGGGGCAAAAGCCCTGTCCTCGCGGGGAGAATTAAATGGCTGACGCAGTAACGTCCCAGACAATCCAAGACGGCGACCGAATTGCTGTTTTGAAGTTCACCAACATCTCTGATGGTACTGGTGAAGCTGCCGTCAAGAAGGTAGATGTATCCGCACTTAGCGCGGAGTCTGGCACAGGCAGGGCCTGCACTAAGGTTGCCATTGAGCAGATGTGGTACGACTGCTCTGGCATGACCGTTGATATTCTGTGGGACGCCAGCACTGATGTAATTTGCTGGACACTCAGCGGCTACGGCTTTTATGACTGGCGACAGGCCGGTCCCCTTGTGAACAATGCGTCTAGCCCGACTGGCGATGTCATGTTCACCACTACAGGCCATGACTCCGGTGATCGCTATACCGTAATGGTGGCCGTAAGGAAAAGTTACTAATGCCTGACAAGACAAAGCCAACTTCACCCAGCTTCCAAGACGTAATTAAGAAAAAAGCTGAAGTGGTAAATGATGACGGATACTACAGCAAGCTAGTAAAGAACTATCCGAAAGAAGCGGAAGAGGTCGGCTACACGAGTCATATAGCCAAGGAGTATCCGAATTGGAGGGCGATTTAACAATGCCATCTAGAGGTGACTTGCGATGACTACTTCGGGAACTGCCACATTTGACCTTGAGATATCAGAGGTTATTGAAGAGGCGTTTGAGCGATGTGGTCTTCAGTCGAAGACTGGGTATGACATCGAAACGGCTCGCAGGTCGCTTAATCTCTTGAGCATTGAGTGGGCAAATCGTGGTCTTAATTTCTGGTGCGTAGAGCAGGGTACGGCGAGCACTGTTGCAAGCACCCCTTCGCTTACACTACCAGCTGACACGATTGATCTTGTCGAGCATTGGATTCGGGATGGAGTCGGTACGTCGCAAAGTGACCTGCCAATCTCTCGGATTAGTGTGTCTCAATATTCGACAATTCCGAATAAGCTCACTGAGGGAAGGCCTGTAAACTTGTTCATCGACAAGCAGCGCGATGCCCCAGTCGTGTACCTGTGGCCAGCGCCAGACAAGATTTACACGTTTGTTTATCAACGGATAAGACGTATACAAGATACGGGCTCGGTAGGTTCTACGACTTCTGATATTCCGGCTCGCTTTCTACCTGCATTGGTGTCGGGGTTAGCGTTTTACATTTCACAAAAATACCCGGAATCGTTTGTGCGCTCAGTAGAACTAAAGGCAGAATACGAGTTTCAGTGGGATCTAGCACAACAGGAAGATCGTGATAAGTCTTCTGTTCATTTTGTGCCTGGAGGGTATTCCTAATGTCTCATATTGCTAATGGTAAATATGCTTTTGGTTTTTGTGACCGAACTGGATTCAGGTACAGGCTAAGGGATCTTGTACCGCAGGTTAAAGCTGGACGCATGACGGGACTCATGGTCGGCAAGGACATGTTAGATGAAGATCAGCCACAGAACTTCTTGGGTAGGCTGGGAACGTATGCTGACCCGGAAGCATTGAGAGACGCTAGGCCAGATACATCACAGGACCAAAGCAGGAGGCTGTTTGCCTTTGACCCTGTTGGGAGTGGAAATGCAAACACTTCTGGAAATCTGACTGCTACTGGCTCAGTAGGCAGGGTGACGGTGACGACATGACCTATGCTGAATTAACTGCGGCCATCAAGGATTACTGCAACAACACAGGCACTAGTTTCGTAGCTTCGATTGACACGTTTATCAAGCAAGCCGAACAACGTATCTATCGCTCTGTGAACTTGCCTGTGAATCGTAAAAACGTCGCTGGTACCATAACTGATGGGAATAAATACCTAGAGGTTCCAACGGATTTTTTATTGCCGTTGTCGTTGTCCTTAACAAGTTCTAGCAACCAAATCTTTTTGTTAAACAAAGACGCAAACTTTATTAGGGCTACCTATCCCAATGCGTCTACCGAAGGGGTGCCTAAGTATTACGGCATGTTCACTAGTGACACATTCATTCTTGGGCCAACGCCTAACGCAGATTTTGTCACAGAGCTTCATTACTACTATCAGCCAGCTTCAATTGTCGATTCTAGTACCTCGTGGCTAGGGACAAATGCCGATACGGTCTTGCTTTATGGCTCCCTAGTCGAGGCGTACACATACATGAAGGGTGACGCAGATGTGATGCAGTTGTATCAGCAGAGGTACCAGGAAGCACTGGACCTCCTGAAGCTGCAGGCAGAGGGCCGCATGACTGTTGATGAGTACAGAGACGGAACGATAAGTATGGCTGTCAACTGATGTTTAATGCTGATGTGGGCACGGTTAGCGTTGCAACAAGCAACGACACAACACTTGGCCCGGAGCACTGGGCGAGAAGGGCCGCTGATCACATTGTTAGCGTTGGGGCAGATGCTCACCCGTTAATAGCGGAGCAGGCGCTAGAGTTTAAGGAGTTTATTCACAAGGCTGCGGCATACTATATGTACGAGGCGATCAACGAAGATCGCTCACGTGTCGTTAACTTACTGCGCGTAGCTGGACACAACGATTTAGCTAATTCTGTGGAGAGAATGTAATGGCGATTACTCAGGCAATGTGCACCTCTTTCAAGAAAGAATTGCTTGAGGCAAAGCACAATTTCTTAAATAGCGGCGGTAACACCTTTAAGATTGCGCTGTATACAAGCAGTGCGAGCTTGGGTGCGGCCACTACAGCGTACACTACAAGCAACGAAGTGAGCGGTACTAACTATACTGCCAAGGGAAACACTCTTACGAGAGTCGATCCATCCTCTAGCGGCACTACGGCGCTCACGGATTTCGCTGATACCTCATGGACGACAGCTACGATTACGGCCAGAGGCGCTATGATTTTCAATGAAGATACCAGTGGGGACACATCGGTATTGATTCTGGATTTCGGGGCGGACAAGACTGCTACTGCTGGGACATTCTCAATTGCGTTTCCCGCAGCAGATGCGAGCAATGCGATTATTCGCATAGCGTAAAATGCCCGTTAGCGGATGGGGCAGAGGTACGTGGGGCTCCGATACCTGGGGCAATACAAATGTTGCCGTCGCGGTAACAGGAGTAGCGGGAACCGGAGCGTTAGGAAGCGTTACTGTAACGGGTACATCAAATGTTACGGTAACGGGAATAGCCGGAACGGGTGCCGTAGGATCGGTGGTTGTTTCCGGAGACTCCAACCTTACGCTTACCGGGTTGAGCGCGACCAGTGCGATTGGGTCAGTAACAGCAAGTGGCGGTACTGGAGTAACTGTTTCCGTCACAGGTTTGTCTGCGACTGGACAAACGCAACGAGTAAATGTTTGGGCGATAATAGATGATTCACAGACACCAAGTTGGTCAGAAGTATCTGACTCGCAAACACCAAGTTGGTCAGGAGTATCTGACTCGCAGACACCTGATTGGGCACTCGTGCCCTCGTAATGATTCTGCTACAGATAGGAAAGAAACATGGCAACATATGTAAATAATTTGCGGCTGAAGGAAATCGCGACAGGCGACGAGTCGGGTACTTGGGGTACCTCCACCAACCTAAACCTTGAGTTAGTCGGTCAGGCGCTGGGGTATGGTACTGAGGGCATCACGACCAACGCGGACGCCCACGCCACTACGATAGCAGACGGTGCGGCTGACGAGGGTCGTGCATTGTTCCTGAAGTACACAGGCACATTGGACTCTGCTTGTACCATCACGCTTGGCCCCAATACGGTTAAGAAGGTTTGGATTATTGAGAACGCTACAAGCGGTTCTCAAAATATCATTATTAGTCAGGGATCTGGCGCGAACATCACGATTGCCGCTGGCAAAAACGCAGTAGTCTATACAGATGGTGCGGGGTCAGGCGCTGCGGTGCTTGATGCGTTTGCAGACCTAGAACTGAGCAGCACCTTGAGTGTAGCGGGTGCGACCACGCTCACGGGTGTTACCACACATGGTGACGACGTAGTATCGGACACAGACTCAACGGATGACCTGGGAACTACTGGAGTACGTTGGGCGAACGTATATGCAGACGATGTCGTAGCAACGACAACTGTTAAGCCCGGAACCCTAGTCCTCGCCGCTGGATCAATAACCGATACGTCAGGTGCAATCACATTCGGTAATGAGAATCTGGTTACTACGGGTACGAATACATCAGGAGAATTTGTTGGACCTCTGACTGGAAACGTCACCGGCAACACTTCCGGCTCTTCTGGCTCAACGACGGGCAATGCTGCGACCGCGACCGCACTAGCAACTGCTCGCGAGATCGGTGGCACCTCGTTCGACGGCACAGCCAACATCGCCGTGGCCCTTGCGACTCTAGCGACTACAGTCACAATCACTGACAACGAGTCTACAAACGAAAACAACGCAATTGTCTTCACTGCCGGTGGAGATGTAGATGGCGGCAATCTTGGCTTGGAAAGTGACGGAACGCTGACCTATAACCCGTCCACTGGTAAGGTCACCACCACTGCGGTAGACACGCAGACGCTAGTCGTAGATGGCGTAAGCACGTTGACTGGCGCAATTACAGCCTCCTCCAGCCTAGAGTGTGCGGGTGCAGGCACGTTCCACGGGTCGAACGCGATCACGCTCAACCGAGGCAGCGGTTCTCCCGCCATACGGTTTCAGGAGGCTGGAACCAGTGTCGCTTTCCTCGTATCGGAAGGGGC